TCTGTTGCGCGGTATGCAAGCCTACTCTGATAGCTTCAAAGGTATTGATTTGAACAGCATCCGCGACGCCAAGTTGTTGGATTTGGCTGAGAAACAAATTTTTGCTGATGCAGCTATGGCTTCACGTAATTCAGCTGGTGTCCCCGCTGGTCAACTGGTGGAAATCCACGAACGTGACCGCGCTGGCCGCATCATCACCAAGTTCAAAGGTTCTATGTCTGCATGGCTCGACGACTTCAAGTTGCCAGCTCATCGCGTGACTAGCTTCCACACAGCCAACAACGCACGCTAAGAGGTAAATAGCCATGACAGCACAAATCTCTCTCAACCCGATGGCAACCACCAACGCGGCAAACCTTTTTAATGTCAATTCTCAAGGTTTTACGCAAGGTGATGCACAAGACGATCCCGCAGTCAAATTCGCTTTGGCTGGTGGTGTTTTGTCTACCTCTGCTACTACTCCTTTATGGGGCGGTGTGCCAATCATCGAACAGATCCCCGGCGCCCCCTCACAGCCCGGCACTGACACTTTGGGTGCAACCGTGGTTCAAGCAACCACCAACGCAGTGCCTACAGGTATCTGCGTGTACAACCAAGCTTTCGGTGGCATTACAACTCCTCAGTCCAACGCGCCTTTGTTCTCGCCCGGCATGTCTGTGAACTTCTACCGTTTCGGTAGCGGCGCACGCATTCCTATGGCTTGCGACTCTAGCGTGGTGGCCTTGGACGGCAGCAGCATTGTTGAGACTGTGTACTACAACTACAGCACCAACTTGTTGACCACAACTCAGCCCTCTGGCCAAGCAGCTTTGCCAGTGAAGATTTTGCGCACTAGCACCACTGGCAACAAACTTGTCTCGTACAGCTCGGGAACAGGCAACGCCAACTGGACGTCTACTGGCAACATCGCTCTCGTCTTAATCTAATAAAGGAGCCTCACCATGTCCGGCTTTGCACCGTCATTTGTTACCGTCAATCCGCACTACATGATGCCTGAGCTCATCATGCAGTATTCTTTGGCTTCCGGCGCGTTCACCACGCTGGCCACAGAAAACCCAATGGCTCGTTTGGGCGAAGCTGACCTGTATGTCTACGCGAAGAAAATTCAGTTGACATCACAAGTTAGCGCCAATCAATCGACTGTGAACCAGTTGCCCAGCGCATCTGTGATCCCTTCGATGATCAGCACCGCTACTTACCGCCTGCAAACCCGCGCTCAGTACGACAACTTCGACGAAGCTGCTACTGGCCAATGGGGTTACGCTTTGCCCGAAGCAATGCGTCTGGCTGCTCGTCAAGGTATTGCTCAACAATTGCGTAACGCTCTGTTGTATGGTTTCAACCCATCCAACGGCGAAGGCTTGTTGAACACCGCTGGCGCCACCACCCTGAACCTCGGTTCTGACACCAATGGCAACACTGGTTACAGCACATGGGATTCTGGTCAATTGGCTCAGTTCTTGTTGAACATGATCGGCGCTTTGAAAGTTCGCACTTTGCAAATCGGCCAACCTCTGCGTTTGGTGTTCTTGGCACCTCAGCGTTTCATCAGCCAAATCAGCTACTCTGGCGTTGTGTCTTTGACTCAATTCCAACGTATCGGTGCTGGTGTTGAAACCGCCGCAGGCTTGGTTGAAACCGTTGCTCAATGGGCGGGCGGTGATGACGTTAGTTTCGCTGCTGATGACACCTTGATCGGTCAAGGTTCTGGCGGCACCGACGCTATCCTGTTGATCGCTCCTGAGTTGAAGATCCCTAAAGCAAATACCCGCATCAATACCAACGTGTTTGCAAGTTTGACTCCAAACCAAACTGCTACATCTTTGATGTTGACAGACGTGTCTGCTCCTACAGAGATCCCCACTCCAATCGCTGACGGTGGTATCACCACTCTGTACACAATGCGCTCAACTTCTGGTTGGGGCTTGCGTCCTGAAGCATTGACCATCTTGTCTGCTGCTTACTAAGCACAGATTTGGTTAGCAAGGAACCTCACTACGGTGGGGTTTTTTGTTATGATTGCGATGAACTTGTGTGATGCCAAGTAAAAGGTTTTGGGCGGGTAGGGTTTGGTTTCTGTTGTGAGCCCTCGGAAATCTGACCGCATCATCTACCCGCCCACCCCATAAAGGAAGAAATGATGGAACTTTATGTAGCTAATTGCAGCAAGCAAGATTTTGATTTCACTTACATGCTGCCCGAAAATCCCCGCCCTTTCTTGCACCGCATCCGCGCGGGTTCGCAAGTGAAGATCCAAGGTACATCCACTGAAGTTGATCAGATTGTCAAACAACACACCGTCTACGGCATGATGAATGTCGATGAAGTGAAAAAAGGTTTTGGCAGCTTGGCTTATCGAATTGGCAAACCAATCAGCGTAGACGCGATTGAAAATGGTTTTACTCAATCCGAACAAGAGGCCATTGACCGCGCGCTGGAAGCGCGTAAGATTCAGGCTGCGGCATCGGATCAGATCATCCAACAAAAAGCGCAAGAGATGGGTTTGCGTCAAACTGAAGGTCTGGAAATTGAAGTGATTGAAGAAAAACGCAACGCTGCGGATACTGATCCTAAATTTCAACAGACAATCGAAGTTTCACGTGAAACAGCCGCGCCCAAACGTGGTCGTGGTCGCCCATCAAAAGGCTGACTTTTTTAACTAACTGGGTACAATATAGCCATGAGCGACCCCATCATTTCCCCACCAACGCTGACAGGTTTCATTGCTTGGACACGGGCAGTGATGGGCGTACCCACAATGGCAATCGCTGATAACGATCCCGGCTATGCGTATGCGTTTCAGATAGCGCTTGACGTAGTGCCACAAGATTATTCTGCGGCTTCTCCAGATATTTACACTTTGACGGTGTACAACTGGGGAGGAAGTCAACTGATTCAATTCCAGCAAGATATTTCCGGCCAAACTTATTTTTCAGACCTACGCGCAGCGTTTGGTGTAAATAACTTTGTGGCAGGTGTTGTCAGTTCTGCATCAGATGTCTCCACCAGCGAAAGTTTGGCAATCGGCAAAGGTTTACAAAACCTTGACATGATGAGCTTGCAGCGCATCAAAGACCCCTACGGTCGTCAAGCCGTTTCCTTTATGCAATCCCTTGGAACCCTTTGGGGATTGACATGAAATTAAAGCTCGGGGTCATCGATGTACCCGAGCCAGAAGGCGGCACGAGCTATACCGTCGGTAAAGAGCTCGAAGAAAATTATCAGCTGTTTTCCAAATTTGCCGAGTACGACATGAATAACATTGTAAAAATGTTGTCGGAGTCAGCGGCAGGTGCTCTGGAAACTATGCAGATGACAGGCCAATTGCCTACTGATCCATTTGCAGCGGCAGGCGAAGAGATCACCGATAGCTTTAAAAAGTTCATTCAGAACGAGACTTTAGCGACTATGGGTGTTCCCGGCGTGCCAACAAAAGCCGCTTTGGAAGGCCGCACTTTGCGCACAAAAGGTGGTAAAACCGTCAGCAGAGTTAAAAAAGGTCAACAATTTAAAGAAATTGTTGGGGCACGTCGCCCTTCTTTTATATACTCAGGGGTCTTGCAATCGTCCTTGAAAGTGTGGGTTGACTGATGGCCACCGCTACTGAAGCCGCAACCGCTAAATCACAGCTTGCCTCCGGTTTGGCCGAGGGTACGAACACGCTTTCTGGCAATGAGACAGTCACTTTCACACTTTATGTGAAATTAATTTTGCCTTTGGATGGATATGTGTATTGGGTAAACGCCACGTTGCTAAACGACTCGGCGATTTACAACGCATTGACATACGGATTTGGCGAATACAACAAGCCGGGCGACACTTTGCCTGCACGCCAAGTGACGCATAAAGGGTCGTTCCATTTCAATTCTGAGTTGCATCAACTGGAAGACCGCACTACGGCATATAACCACACTCTGTTTACCTCATTAGATCTGATTCAGGATTTCAATCTGACCAATCCGAATCTTATCTACGTGGCGACGTATGAGGGTATGCGTTTTGCGTTCAGCCGCAGAGAAAATTTTTACAAACAAGCGGATCTGTATCATTACCGAGGCGACGCGCTGTATTCAATTATGGATACGCAGCTGATCGACTCGATGACAGGTTTTGATACTGAGAGCGTTGTTGTATCAAACAGTCTTCCAATTTGGCTTAGTTTAAATCAGTATTTTCCCTTGTATCCATCATATCTGGTGGGGCAAAACTTGGCGCCGCCTTATGCGAGTGTTGATATAGACCCGCGTCAGACCACAGCCTTACAGCAGTTCCCTTTGCTTGACAGCGAATCTAATCCCTACCAACTTGTGCACGACACAGTTCGCATCACTATCTTTGGAACACGCAATAACGAAGCTTTAAACTTCGCCAATTATGTGTTCCAATACAGCATGAATACGGATAACATTGGCATGATGAATATGCCTGTTATTCAAGATGAAAAAGTAACCCAGCCGGAGCTGGGTATCATCGCTATGAAAAAGTCAATCACGTTCGAGGTTTCGTATTACCAAACCACAGTCAACAACGTAGCCAGAAAACTGATTGAAGAAGCGTTCATCACACTCAATCCCATCTAAAGGAGTTCCATTATGGCAGTCGGTCAAAATCAACCTCAAGTCCTCAACGGTGCAACCATCGTTGGTAAAGGTAGCAAAACAGCATTGAACATTTCTGCTGCAACAGCTGTGAAAGCCGTTGCTGGCCGTATTGTTAAAGTTAGCGTTATTGTTGCTGGCAGCGCTGCTGGCACTGTTAACGACGCCGCTACAACTGGTGCAGCCGCAAGCGCGAACGAAGTTGCTGTTATCCCCAATACAGTTGGCGTATATGACATTGATATGCCCACTTCGAACGGTATCGTTATCGTTCCCGGTACAGGTCAAACTGTTGCTGTCAGCTATAACTAATTAAGGGGGCGTCATGCCAAATATTGTCAACGTAGTTGTCAAGCAGCAGGTCGCAGCCGCGCCCTCGCAGCTTCAACAAAGGGGCGCATTTGTTTCTCAAGGCGCCACCACTCTTGCCACTGGCACTTCTGCGCTGCTCACTCAACTGTCAGATTTGACAGCTTTGTTAGCCGCGTCGAGCACCATTGCATCTATCACATGGAATACTGGCACAGTGACTGTAACAACAAGTTCTGCGCACGGCATTCCTTCTGGCGATATTATTCAAGGCGTAATTTCTGGCGTGACTCCTACTGCATATAACGGGACTTTTTCCGTTACTTCGACAGGAACTACGACACTTACTTACGCTTTGGCATCTAACCCCGGTTCAGCCACGGTTACAGCAGCTAGTCAATTCACGCTGGAAGACTCTATTCAGCTGTTGGCGATGGGCACCACATTCTTTGCTCAGAATGCTACAACACCCGTGTATGTGTTGGAGCTTGGTGTGGGCACTACTGCTCAAGGCGTTACTGCTTTGAACAACTACATCACCAACACAAACTTCTCTTTCTACAGCTATCTGTTGCCTAGCAATTGGGATACTGAATCGACAGCTCCTGCAATGATGAGAGCGTATGACGGCACAACCGCCAAAACGTATTTCTACATTACCACCACTACTTCGTCATACACTAGCTGGACAGGCATCAAGTCTGTGTTTGCTACTGTACAAAGCCCTTCAGCTCCTGTCACTGAATTTAGCGCCGCAGCTATTTTCAATGCCACACTGAGCTACGATCCCAACGCAAGCAATCTGGCATCCCCATTGGAATACACATTTGTGTATGACGTGACTGCCTATAGCACTCTGTCGAATGCTACACAGACCACTTTATTGGCTGCTGGCGTTAACTGGATCGGTACTGGTGCTCAAGGCGGTATCAGCAATACGTTGATTGAAGGTGGAACCTTCATGGATCTAAACCCATTCAACTATTGGTATTCAGTGGATTGGCTGGCGATCAATGTTGCATTGTCTTTGGCCAATGCAATCATCAATGGCAGCAACAGCTCTACAAATCCGCTGTATTACAACCAAGCTGGTATCAACACTTTGCAAAAAGTTGCACAAGCTACGACCAATAACGGCATTGCCTTCGGTCTTATCTTGTCTCCCGCAACAGTCAATGCAGTGCCTTTTGTGACTTACACTTCTCAGAACCCCGGCGATTATGCCGCAGGTATCTACAAAGGTTTGAGTTTGACATTTGTGCCGCAACGTGGATTCTCGTCAATCACGATTTACTTGACAGCAAGTAATATTCCGACTTAAGGAGCAAAATAAATGTCAAACCCACAAGTCGTACAAGGTACATTGAATCGGCTGCTTGCAAGCGTCGTGTACGCCAATTTCACCAACCTCAATGTGACATCGCCATACCTGTCAAAAGAAGCAATCAGTATTTCTTTTGACGGTGATACAGCAATGTTGATCAACACTTTGACGGGCGCTGTTACAAGTCCTGAACCGTATCAGTTTGCGACTGTTACGATTCACTTATTGCGCACTCAAGCATTGGCCAATGCGTACAAAACGCAAATCGAGACAAACACCACGATGGGTTCCGTTACGGTATACCCTGACACGGTTACTTTGGCTCCCTATGAATTGAACAACTGCGTTTTGCAGAGCGTTCAAGAAATTGCATTTGATGGTACACAAGCTGGCCTAGTGGTTCGCTTGCGCGGCGTCTACGCAATCAACTCTTCACTGTTTGCTGCTTCTTAAAGGAACTAAATGAAAATCGACCGCGCTCTGAATCTCGTGATGCAAATTCAGACCGCTAAAAATGGTTTAGTGTATGTTCACTCAACCCCTATTAGCAGGTCTATTTTTGAACAGTTCTACCTTGAAATTGGCAAAGTGTTTAGTCAATGCTTTGACAGTGTTAATCAAGCCCATCTTGCACTTTCTGCACCACAACTAGCTTATCCCGCCTTGAAGTCGATTTCGATAAAAGCAGGTAACTGGGAAGGTGCAGGCGGTGTCAAGTTTGGGCTTGTCAACGAGATAGTTCGTTTGACCAACGTGATTCTCAATGGAGATCAAGGCTGGTATTCTTTACCTTTTGATACTGCTGTAAAACGCGGAATTATTGATGAAGATGAAGAAGCAGAGGTTTTGAGCTCTTTGGTTTTTTTTACTGCAATCTCCAAGGTTGCGCCCAAGGATCTGAAGGATTCTTTCTTGGAGATGGCGGGGTCGTTAAGAAATTGGGAGCTTACATCCTTGGACTCTACGGCATACCAGAATGGTTTGCCGATCTTGACCAAGGAAGACAGTACTGGAGAGACAACCCCAGTATCATCGCTGATCTCCTAGATTATCTTAGCGGCGCGGCTTTTGGCACACTTGTAAGAGAATTTGACGGACAATGGATCGACGCTGAACAGTATCGTCAACGACATCTGATCAAAGCGATTGAAAGTAAGTCATTTTTTTAATCTAACAGAGATCAGAAAATGGTAGCAAAGTCAGTCATTGAAATTGATGTTCTCGACGCAAGGTTTAAAACCTTTGTGGCTGAGTTTGAAAAGGTACAAAAAGCCGTCAAAGCCATGACTATTGAGTGGCAAAAAATTGGTGCGGCCAGCACCAAAGCCACGCAAACAAACAACAAAGAACTTGACAAAACTGTCAAAGCTCAAAAACAGATCAGCGCAGAAGTAGAAAAAGCTGATAAGAATCAAAAATCGCTTAACAAATCAATCCGCGACGGCAACCGAGAGTTATCTACTGCCGCCAGAACCGCCGCATCGATAGCGGGTAGTCTGGCAAACGCGGCGCTCTCTGTAGCTAAATGGACAGCCTATGGCGCAATAGGTGGTGGATTTGGATTCGGCAGTCTTGCATCCAGTGCAAGCGACTATCGTAGACAAGCGCAAGGTTATGGAGTTTCAACTGGTCAACTTCGAGCCGCGAACACCAATTTTGGTAAATATATTTCACCTGAATCGGCTCTTGGAAATATCGCCAACATTAAAAATGATTTAAGCAAACAGTGGATTTTGACAGGCATGGGAGTTGGTGCAAATCAAAACCCAGCGGAAGCTTTACCCAGTGCTATACGTAATGCAGTGAACATATTTAAACAAGGTGGTCAGAGTCAACAGTACGCGCAAGCGCGCGGATTAACTGAAGTGTTCAGCCTTGAAGAGCTACGCCGTTTGTCCTCTCTTTCTGAACAAGAGCTTTCGGATACGATCGATGCGTATAAACGCGATCAAGAAAAAATGGAAGTTTCTGATTCAGATAGCAAAGCATGGCAAGATTTTTGGGTTCAATTGAAGCGATCAGGAGAGTTAATAGAAACAGCTTTAATAGGAAAATTAGTTGCATTAACCCCCTTATTAGATAAATTCTCGCAAAACATCACGAATATCTTGCTTAAATTTGTAGATTCTCTTGGCCAATATCTTGCCAGCGATAGATTCCCTCAAGACGTAAGGAAGTTTTCTGACGCGCTTGTTGCGCTATTTGAGATTGTAAAGAAAGTAGCCAGATTTATGGGTGTCTTACCAGACTCAAAAAATTCGGCAAGAGAATTCAATCCACAACAAGCTGAAGAAGCAAGAACACTTAGAGAGTCGTCCAGCACTCCTAAGACACTACAGGGGAAGCAACAGGCTGCATATAAGTTCTATCGTCAGATGGGTTTAAATCACTATGCTGCTCTAGGCATGGTTGCAAATTTAATGCAAGAAAGCTCGATGGATGAAAACGCATTGAATTTTAATCCTGATACTAAGGAAGAACATAGAGGTTTAATGCAATGGGATAAAGGTAGATACGCAAACTATTTGAAGCTCTATGGAGATCCTAGAAAAGATAAGGATGCTTTCTACCATCAATTGCAATTTTCTATGCAAGAATTCAGCACGACTGAGAGCAGAGCCTACGATAAATTAAAAAAGGCAATTGATATTAAAGGTGGTGTAGAAGGTGGATTGGCAGCAGAACGTCCAGCTGCTCCCGGTACATTTGCCTATTCAAGAGAAGTTGAACGCCGAATGCACATTGCCAACACGATAACCATCAACGACAATACGGGCGGTAGTGTGACCACAACCACGAACACATTGCCCGGCGCAGGATCAGCACAATGACCTCAATTGCAAAAACAGCTTTTAGCTATTCTTTTGAGACATCCCCGCTTCTATTAGAAAACGGGATTGCGCAATATTCTGTTGACGCTACTTTGCCTATCATTGGTCTGCTTGAGACTTTCTTTGGCGAATATTTTGCCCAATTCAGAGTGTTGCCCGGCAGTACGCTCGAAGAATGGCAAGTAGCAGAATACCCTTTTGTCAACCTTCAGATGGCGGCTAACGCAACAGTTCAGATGCCGTTAAAGGTGAGCATGTTGATGATCTGCCCAGCACAAAACCCCGGCGGGTATTTGCTCAAACAACCGATCATCACCGCGTTGAAAGCGCTATTTGATTCTCACGTATCACAGGGCGGTACATTTACTGTGCTCACCCCCGCGTATACGTACATAAATTGCATATTGACGAGTATGCGCGACGTCAGCAGCGCTTCAGATAAACAAGTGCAGTATATGTACCAGCTTGATTTTGTTCAGCCATTGGTGACAACGCAAGCTGCTGAGAAAGTACTTGGTGCTTTGATGAACAAGGTTGCGAACGGTCTTCCAACTCTGTTGTCTAATTTCAATTCTGCGCCAGCCGCAGTCCCACCATTACCTGAATAATCATGGCAACAGTCGTACCTTTCCAACCTTCATCAACGTCCAATTTTCAATTTAACTTGACTTTGGATGGCGGGTCATACGTTGCTATTTGCACGTGGTATGCCTATGGTGCTCGGTATTACGTATCCATTTACGACACTTTCAAAAATCTTATCGTGATTCGGCCAATCGTAGGGTCGCCCGACAATTACGACATAAATTTGGTGTTTGGCTATTTCACGACATCTACTCTGGTTTATCGAGTCAGCACTCAAAGTTTTGAGGTGACTTGATGCGGTATTACGAGATAACGATAACTCAAAGCCAAGCCAACCTTTCGGCGGGGAATAAAGCTTTTTCGCCGATCACGTTTTCCACGCTCAACTCTAGCGGATTGAACAATCCATCTGCGTTAAAGGTTGAGATAGATGCTTTTCAGACTTACTATCATCAGCCATCACAACACAGTTTTTTAAGGATTTCTGGCGTGTCGTATGACATATTGAAGCAAGGCAACAACTTCAATAACGCTAATATCAGCATCAAAGTAGGCATGAGCAAAGGTTTACCTTTTGCCACCCCTTCACAGCAGGGCGAAATCATCAACGGGTCTATTTTTCAAGCCTTTGGAAATTGGCAAGGAAATATGGTAACGCTTGATCTGGTGATTTTGTCGTTCAACACAAACATACTTACACCAACAAACTTAAGCTTCACATGGGATAAAGGCGTAAGTTTGGAGACAGCTATACGTACAACTTTGCAAAATGGATTTGGCACTTTCGATGCGAATGGTAAAAGAAGTGCTGCAAACGTGTTTGGAAACTTAGATGCTCGATTGATATACACAGAAACTCAGCCATATACGTATAACAGTTTGCAATCTTTTTCTTACGCAATGTGGAACATAAGTAAACAGATAATTCCCGACCCTACCTATGCTGGTGTAGGTATATCCGCTATCTCAAGCGGATTTTTACTCAATGATGGCACAGCGCCGATTGCGAAAACTGTTCAACTTCAATATCAAGACTTGATCGGCAACGTCACTTGGATAAACACCGCGACGATCCAAACAAAATTGGTGATGCGTGGCGACATATCGATCGGCGACTACATTAAGTTCCCAACCTACACGCCTGTCAATGAAGTGGCGGGGAATAACTCGCAGGCAAGAAACAACCCTTCTTTTAGCGGCGTGTTCAGAGTCAACAAAATTCGCCACGTAGGTAACAGCCGACAAGCCGATGCGAACAGCTGGGTGACAATACTCGACTGCACGGTACAAAACACGCCAATGGAATGGTACGATTAAACCATGCAAGCACAAAAAACCCCCTTTGCAATTGCAATAAACAATTTTACGCAGGCCAAGATCGAGTCTTTTCAAGACGTACTTGGCTATGTGTTGCCATGTTCTGTTGCGGCAGTAGATGGGGCTATGGTGACGGTAAATTTTGAAGTTTTGCCAAATGCGGATATTACTTTTCCTCAGGTCACGTGCCCTATAGCTGAAAGTCAATATGTGCGCCTTCCAGTGCAAGTCGGCGACTTTGGAATTTGTTTGCAGGCAAGCACGCGCTTGGGTGGCATATCGGGGCTTGGTACAGGTAAAGCACCTTTAGGTTTTCCTGCTAATTTGGGTGGATTAGTGTTTCTACCTATAGGCAACACCAATTGGCAAACTGTTGACCCCAATGCAGTCAACATTAACGCGCCGAATGGCGCGGTGATTAGGGATACTAACAGCAACACGGTCATTACGCTGACACCTTCTGGTGTCGTTGTAAATGCAAAAACTTCTGTGACATTAGAAGTTGGTAGCAATTCGGTGGTGGTCAATTCAAGTGGCGTAACCATAACAGGTACGCTGACAATCAATGGTAAAGCTTACTTGTCTCACGAACATAGCGGCGTTGCGACAGGCAGCAGTAACACAGGAACGGTCGTGCCATGAGAAACTACGGCGTAGACGCAAATAAAAATTGGGTTGAGATAGCCGACCCGAACTATGTTTATTTGGCCGCAACAGCACAGGCTTTGCGGTTGAATTTAAATGAGAGTCCAATATACGGAAATTACGGTATCCCTGCACAACAATCTGTTGCAACACAGATTGCACCCAATGCGGCAGTAGTTCGGACACAGAATCAATACGCACCTTACTTTTCTAGTTTGGTCATCACAAATCAACAAAGCACACCTCAGCCAACCTATAATATCTCTGCGATTTTTCAAAACGGAGTGGTTGTGTCTTCAGTGGTCGCAAGTTAAACAGAGGGCTTTATGGCAACTATTACTTCCGCTGGCGCAGTACCAGCCAACCCAACAGATCTGTTAAACGCGGAACTTGCTGCTGCACAAGCGCTTTCACCCGGTTTGACTGCCAATTTGCCCGGTTCTCTGGTGGAGGATATGGCCAGCACTGCGACAGGTGCATTGGTGGTTCAAGATCAAGCATATGTTGATCTGGTCAATTCAATCAGCCCCTACACAGCTAACCCTTTCGTTTTATACCAACTTGGTGCTGTCTATGGCGTGCAACAGGGGGTGGGTTCCAATACTTCCGTTTATGTTACCTTTACAGGTTCTGCCGGATTTGTGATTCCAGTGGGTTTTACTGTATCTGATGGTACTCATCAATACACAGTTCAAGATGGCGGGATCATTAGCGCAAGTGGTCAGAGCACCGCGCTGTACTGTTTGGCGACAGTTGCGGGCTCTTGGTCTGTGCCTGCGGGCACTGTGACTCAGATCATCAGCTCTTTGCCTTCGGGCTATTCTTTAACTTGTACCAATCTGAGCGCGGGGTTGCCCGGCGCCACAGCTCAAGCCGTATCCGACTACCGCGCGCAAGTGATTCAAGCTGGATTGGCAACGGCACAAGGTGTGCCTCAGTTTCTAAAAACACTGTTGTTAGAAGTTAATGGAGCCCAGCCAAATTTGGTATCTGTTCGCAATATTGGAACGGCACAATGGGAAGTAATTTGCGGAGGGGGAGATCCATACCAAATAGCAAACGCTATTTTTGAAGGGACTCCTGACATATCCATGTTGGTAGGGTCTACATTGTCAGTAACCGGGATTACACAAGCTAACCCCGGCGTAGTGACCACCAATTTGAATCACGGATATACGACAGGCCAAGTCGTCACGATTGCAGGCGTCACACCTAGCTCATACAACGCAAGCTACACAATCACCGTGCTTTCAAATAAAACTTTTAGCATAGGTGTAAACACCACAGGGTATTCGCCTTACTCATCTGGTGGAGTTGTCACACCCAATTTGCGCAACATAACAGTTTCTGTAAATGACTATCCAGACACTTACAACATCACGTTTGTAAACCCCCCTGTTCAAACGGTTCAAGTTGCGCTGACTTGGAACACAACCTATGCAAACTATGTGTCGCCATCAGTTATTGCATCGTTGGGAGCCCCTGCAATTGTTAGCTATATCAACGGCATCGCTGTTGGCCAGCCTATCAATGGATTTGAACTTCAGGCTGTTTTCCAAAATGCGATTGCTGCGGTGATTCCGCCTGCATATTTGTCGAGAATGCTATTCACCATCACAATTGCGGGCGTAGTGACGTCTCCTGCATCTGGAACTGCGTTGTACTATGGCGATCCTGAAAGTTATTTTTCTACCTCAGCAGCCTTGGTAGCAATTACACAAGGGTAAGACATGATTACCCAAACATTACCTGCATATCTGTATCAGCAGTGGCAAGATCCAAACAGGATTTCTCAAGCGTCTATCGATAGCTTGAATGCCTTGTTCACCGCGTACAACCAACTATCGCAGACCAATCTAAATGCTATCAACGCATTGAATTTGCCGATCTATACGAATTCGGCAATCTCTGGCGTGTTGTTGGATTGGGTGGGTACAAACTTGTATGGCCTACCTAGACCATCGGTATCATCGCCGATAGTGTTTTCAAACCAAGGTGTATACAACACCGAAGCGTACAACACCGATGCGTTCAATGAAAATGGCGTGGCGTCACCTAGTTCGTCATATGTTGTCACTGACGATTACTATAAGAGAATATTGACGTGGGATTTCTATAAAGGTGATGGATTTCAGTACAACACAAATTGGCTGAAGAGGCGTGTCGTAAGGTTTTTGAATGGCGTAAACGGGGTTGCGCCTACCATCGACAATACCTATGGCATCAGCGTCACTTATACCTCACTCAGCCAGATCACGATCACAATTTCCGCAGCGTCAGCGGCCAAAACTTTTTTGGCTGCGGCTATACAGGATGGTATTTTGAATGTACCATTCCAATACACCTACACAGTTGCTTAAGGTATTGACATGATTACACTTTTTGCCAACAACGCAAAAACTACGCTGGCGTCATCCATCACCAGTACTGCTACGTCAATTACCGTGGCTTCTGGAACAGGCTCTCTTTTTCCGAGTCCCTCAACTGGGCAAGGTTTTAGGGTGACATTGAACAGCGTATCTACACCTTCTCTATACGAGATATGTATTTGTACAGCTCGTTCAGGGGATACCTTGACAGTGGTTCGAGGCCAAGAAGGGACGACAGCATCTCCTTTTTCTTTGAACGACATCATCGGCAACTACGATACCGCTGCAACAATGGCGGATCTGGTTCAATCTGAACAACTGCAAGCACAAACATATTTGTACGCCGTTGCGACAGGTTCTGCCAATGCGTTGTCTGCCACCATACCTTCAAATCTAACATCAATCCCTGATGGCATGTCTATCGTTGTCAAATCAACAGCTGCGAATACGGGGGCGGCTACTTTGAATTTGACTCTGGGCTCTACCGTGACAGGTGCAATACCAATTGTTTTGAGTAATGATGCGGCTTTGGTAGGCGGCGAAATCCCCGGTGCTGGATACCCTATTACGCTGTCATATAGCTCTACATACAACGCATGGGTAATTACAGACGGAAGCGTAAACTTTTCTTTGTACGCACCCATAAACAGCCCTACTTTTACGGGTACGCCAGCGGCTCCGACACCAAGTAATTCAGATAGCACGACTAAGTTGGCGACTACGGCGTATGTGCAGAATAATTTGGCGAACTATGCGCCAATTTATAGTCCATCGCTTACAGGTACACCAACTGCACCAACCCCATCTACGGGTACAAGTAACACTCAATTAGCCACCACTGCCTTTGTTAATCAAGCTTCATCGCTTTCAACAAATGGGTATCAGAAATTCCCAAGTGGATTGATCATTCAGTGGGGAACTTTTACGACTTCTAGCGGCGGTTACACAAATTTGACTTTCCCTATCGCATTTCCAAATGCTTTGTTGTCAATCACCGCCAACGATGTTTTGTCGTCAACGCAAATCTATCCAGTGAACATCAACATGAGTGGTAAGACGACGACTTATGTGCCTGTCGCAGCAGTATCAACGATGGGTTCTTACAATTCAAATGACATTGTTTGGATTGCAATCGGATATTAACCTTCAAAAAGGAAGAAACATGAATTACGGAAGCCCAATCACAGGAACATTGACAGGAACAACAGCCGTTGTTTCGTTACCGAACCCCGGTGTTCAATATCCAGCAACCCTTATTTTGAATTCATCAAATGGAAGTCGAGCAATTCAGCTTTCATTTGATGGCGGCGCAACCTACTATTCTGCTGTGACACCTACATTAAGTGAAACAGGTCAATTGGTTTATGCCTTGACTTACCCTGCAACCACTGTCAAATTTACTGGTGCGGCTAACGACACTTACACAGTTTTGTAAAAACAAGTTTCGCTTGAGGATTGTATGACTACACTATTATTTGCAAACCAAGCGCAGACTGCTTTTGCTCTTCCGGTTGCAAGCACCGACACAACTATCACCGTTGCGGCGGGAACTGGGTCATACTTTCCAGCACCTTCAACTAATCAAGCAATAAAATTAACAATCGTCAGCACACAAAGTCAGCTCATAAACGAGATCATTCTTTGTACGAACATCACTAATGATGTTCTTACTGTTCAACGAGGACAAGAAGGTACGGTTCCTAGAGCATGGGCTGTGGGCAGTTACGTTATTAACTTGATGACTGCGGGAACTGGCAACGCCTTTGCGCAGATCTATGGTCTTGAAAATGGTCTCTACTCTGCATCGTTTTCAAACATGCTCACTCAGACAGGGCAAGTCGTTTCAGCGCCAACTCAAGCAACTGATTTGGTGAATAAAGCTTATGCAGATTCAATTTCTCAAGGCACTTCTAAAGCTGAATGTCAATGTGCTACTACTGCTGCCATCACCTTATCAGGGTTGCAAGTCATTGATGGATATACCACTTTGGCGGGCGATAGGGTTCTCGTAAAAAATCAAACGAATCAAGCCGATAACGGTATTTATGTAGCAAGCACTACGGCTTGGGCTAGATCAAACGATATGTCGGCGTGGTCGCAAGTACCCGGCGCGTCAACATTTGTACAAAACGGAACTCTCTATACCAATACTGGTTGGAACGTGATCGCGCCTGAATCGGGAACGATTGGTGTTACTCCAATTGTTTGGACTCAGTTTTCAGGCATGGGTACTTATACCGCTGGTGTAGGTTTGACATTAACTGGAACACAATTCAGCATCACCAACACAGGTGTTACCGCTGGCTCTTATGGTGTTGCGGCATCAGTGCCAACATTGGTTTTGAATGCACAAGGTCAAGTGACTAGCGCATCCAATACGCCGATCAGCATATCACCAAGCCAAATCAACGCGCCTATTCCAAATTCAAGTTTGCAAAATTCATCAGTGACTATTGGTTCGACCAATTTGGCGCTTGGTGGAACTTTGACAACTTTTGCTGGTGTCAGCATCAATGGCTCAACAAATACCCTGACAAACATTCCAAATAGTGCGTTGAACAACAGTTCAGTGACTTACAACGGCGTGACTGTTGCATTGGGTGGAAGCGGAACAATTACAGCCGCCACAATTCATCCTTTGACTTTTGGAACTGGATTAAACAGCGGAAGTTTTGACGGTTCAACTTCGCAAACGGTTTCTATTGCAAACACTGCTGTGACTGCTGGGTCTTATGGTTCGGCTGGCTCGGTTGGCACTTTTACGGTAAATGCCCAAGGTCAATTGACCGCCGCTTCAACTGTCTCTATTGCAATCAGCAATACCCAAGTTTCAGGCTTGGGAACAATGTCCACCCAAAATGCAAATTCTGTTGCAATTACAGGCGGAACAATTTCGGGAGTTTCTTTAACTCTTGACAGTTTGGACAATACGCCAATTGGAGCAACAACTCCTAGCACTGGTAAATTCACAACATTGAGCGCATCGGGTGCGGTCACGCTTGGCAATTACACAGGTTATGTATATGCCAATGGCGGCAGTCAAATCAGTGTTCAAACTACCATTCCAAATTCAGGATTGACTTATTCGTCAATCACAATCAATGGGAATTCGGTTTCTTTGGGCGGTTCAACAACCGTGACCGCTGACACACCCAATGCTTTGACATTCAACAACAGCGGGTCAGGTGCGGCATCAGGTTCAACTTTTAATGGCAGTTCACCTGTCACCATTTCCTATAACTCTGTTGGTGCATCGCCCTTGGCTGGTTCTACCAGCTTGGTCACGCTCGGCACTGTTACAACAGGAACTTGGAATGCAACAACAATTACACCTTCTCATGGTGGAACAGGTGCAACAACATTAACTGGTTATGTGTACGGCAATGGTACAGGCACGATGACAGCATCGACCACCATTCCTACAACAGCCCTTTCAGGAACTATTACAAACGCTCAATTAGCCAACAGCACCATTTCAGGTGTTTCGCTTGGGTCTAATTTGTACAGCCTGACATTTGGAACTCATTTGACAGGCAGTTCCTACAATGGTTCATCGGCTGTGACAATCGCCACTGATGCAACAAATGCAAACACAGCATCAACCATTGTGGCTCGAGATGCTTCAGGCAACTTTAGTGCTGGAACAATCACAGCCAATTTGACAGGAACTGCGACCCAAGTTTCCAATTCCTTGACCATTGGAACAGGATTGACAGGAACATCCTACAACGGCGGTTCAGCGGTCACTATTGCACTTGGTAATGTGGGAACAGCGGGTACTTACGGTTCATCGTATCAAGTTCCTGTTATCACCACTAATGCACAAGGTCAAATTACTGCGGTAACAAATACAACCATCAATGCGGTCACTTTGACCACTGGTTCTATTTCTTCAGCCCCTGTAAATACGACCGACATTGCAAACAAGTTGTATGTTGACACAGTAGCTCAAGGTCTTGCTCCTAAATCCCCAGTTTTGGTTGCAACAACTGCAAACATTACATTGTCAGGCGAACAAACTATTGATGGTGTGACAACATCTTCAAGCCGAGTTTTGGTTAAAAACCAATCGCTGTCTCAAAACAATGGTATTTATGTTTCTTCCTCGGGCGCATGGACTCGCTCATCGGATGCAAATACATGGAGTCAGTTGGTTTCTGCGTTTGTGTTTGTTGAAGAAGGTACAACACAAGCTGACACTGGGTGGACTTGTACGGTTGACCCGGGCGGCACTCTGGGCACTACCCCTATCACTTGGGTTCAATTCAGTGGTGCTGGTACTTATTTGGCTGGCACAGGACTGACGCTGACAGGTAACACATTCAGCATCACCAACACTACTGTGAATGCTGGTTCTTATGGCTCTGCCACTCAGGTCGGCACTTTCACTGTCAATGCTCAAGGTCAGCTGACAGCGGCTAGTAATACAACAGTGACACCAGCTGTTACTTCAATCACAGGATTGGGAACAGGCGTTGCAACTGCTCTTGCAGTCAATACTGGCAGTGCTGGCGCTTTTGTGGTCAATGGTGGCGCATTGGGTACACCTTCTTCGGGTACTTTGACCAATGTTACTGGTTTGCCTTTGACCACTGGTGTGACAGGCGTTTTGCCTGTTGCCAATGGTGGAACTGGAGTCACAGCATCCAGCGGAATAAATTCTGTTGTTTTGCGTGATGCCAATGCAAACATCAATGCAAATTGTGTTTTTGAAGGTTTTACTGCACAAGCCGCAAGTGGGACAACAATTGTTTTAACTGCCGCATCAGTTCAAAATTGGTTGATTACAGGCTCGGGTGGTCAAACAATCCAATTGCCTGATGCAACAACATTGCCAAATGGCGCATTGTTTACTTTTAACAATAATCAATCTTCAGGCACTATTGTTATTAAAAATAATTCAGGAACAACAATTTGCACAACCCAATCGGGCGCATTTATTCAAGTTGTTTTAATAGCAAATTCAATTGCGGCTGGTTCTTGGGATTACCATAATGTTGCGCCATCAAATGCAAGTTGGTCTACCAACACCCTTTCTTGGGCTGGTTCATACACTAACGGCACATGGAATGGCAATGCTGTTGGTGTTCTTTATGGTGGAACTGGTTTAAATTCAGCACCTACAAATGGTCAATTGTTGATTGGCAATGGAACTGGATATACGCTTTCAACATTGACAGCTGGTTCGGGAATTTCAATTACCAATAGTTCAGGCGCTATCACAATCGCTGTGAATTCAACAGGTGCTGTCACAAGCTTCCAAACTTCTTTGAGTGGATTGACTCCATCAACAGCAACTGGTGGCGCTGTCACCTTGGCTGGAACATTGGGTGCGGCTTCAGGCGGTACAGGTGCAACCACCTTGACAGGTTATGTGTATGGGAATGGTACAGGTGCAATGACTGCATCAACAACCATTCCTACAACCGCATTGTCAGGAACTATTAGTAATGGTCAATTAGCTAACAGTACCATTTCAGGTGTGGCGCTTGGTTCAAACTTGAATGCTTTGACAATTGGCACTGGTTTGACAGGAACAAGTTACAACGGTTCTTCGGCTGTCACGATTGCTCTTGGCACTACAGCTGTCACAGCTGGCTCATATACAACAGCAAACATCACTGTTGATGCTTATGGTCGCATTACTGCCGCATCAAATGGCGCTGGTGGTGTGACATCTTTCAACACAAGAACAGGCGCTGTGACGCTTACTTCTAGTGATGTCACCACTGCATTAAGTTACACACCTGTTCAATCAGTCAGCGGAACTACAGGTCAAATTTCAAGCACAGGTGGAAGCACCCCAGTATTGGCTTTGTCAACTACCGCTGTGACCGCAGGTTCTTATACAGCGGCGAACATTACTGTTGATGCTTATGGCCGTATTACAGCCGCTTCCAATGGCTCTGGTAGTGGCGTAACTTCAGTCACTGGTACTTCTCCAGTTGTATCTAGTGGCGGGTCTACCCCCGCAATCAGTCTTGCATCTGGATATGGCGACACGCAAAACCCCTACGGTTCTAAAACTGCTAACTATGTTTTGGCTGCACCTAACGGCTCATCTGGTGCGCCTACTTTTAGGGCATTGGTTGCGGCTGATATTCCTACGTTAAACCAGAATACAACTGGTACGGCGGGTGGATTAAGTGGGACTCCAAGCATCTCTGTATCTTCAATTACAGATAGTGGTAATTTATCTTTTAATTCTGGATATGGTTCTGCTGCCGTTGCTTATGGTTGTCGAGTTTGGGTAAACTTTAACGGAACTGGTAGTTCTGGAGCAAACCAAACGATTAGAGGCAGTGGTGGCGTATCTAGCGTCTATAAGAGTGGCACAGGAAGCTATCAAGTTAATTTTTCTTTTACTATGCCAGATGCAAACTATGCTACAACATATTTGCTGGCTCAGGGCTATAGTTCTGGTAACTATTCTTATATTGGTACGATAAATAACCAGACAACTTACGTTCAGATTTATGGGATGAGTGGCGGTGGTGGAACAACGGACACCACCAATTCAATGGTCGCTATTTTTAGGTAAAAAACATGGATTCAATTATTATTTTTCCAAATGATGATGGCCACTTGACTTTTGTTTACCCTTGTGAATGCGGGTTAACAATTGAAGAAATTGCTCGCAAAGATGTGCCAGCTGGTAAGCCGTATCTGATTGTTCCAGATGCGCAAGTACCAGAAGATCACACGTTTTTTGAGGCTTTTGAAGCAGATTTTTCTACGCCTGACGGTCACGGAATTGGCGCCGATGCGTGGTTTGCCGAACAAGCCGCTAAGGAGCAAGCATGATTATTGTCAATATTACCAAAGCCAAAATAATTGGCCACACCATGAGACGCGCCGCGCGTGAAGTTGAATTTCAACCTTACGATGCAATCATTGCGAAACAAATTCCCGGGTCAAATGCGCAAGCGGCAGAAGCAGCTAGAGCTCAGATTCGAGCAAAATATGCGGTCATGCAAACTCAAATCGATGCTGCTACAACGCCCGAAGAAATAAAGACAGCGTTACAGATTGGCGCATAAAAGTGACGTATAGTGACAGCGATCTAAATCGAAATCGCCGTATAATTTTCTTGAGCAATTTTGCTCTTAAAGGAGATCGTGATGCAACCTGAACAAATTTTTACTACACAACCTGTCACAGTGCCAGCTGGTCTGGTCAAAGCAATTTTTGACTACATCGGTAGCCGCCCATCGGTCGAAACAGCGCTGTTGACTCTTCAATTTCAGCAAGTCGTTGGCGCCCAAATGCAAGCCATCGAGAACGCAGCCAAATCTGCCGCGCCAGCTGATACACCAGCTGACGCGCCAGCTGCTGATATAGCCCCTTCGTCAACCGAACCTGCTGCGGCCTAAACCATGTCAAGCATAGACGCCACCGATGCCCGATTGAGCACTCACGAAGAAGTTTGTGCGTTGCGCTATGAAGTCATCAACGCGCGTCTAAAGCGCATCGAACAAATTATGATCACCTCTGCGGGGCTTATGATTTGTTCGATGGCAGGTATAGTCTTTACATTCTTGTCGCATGTAAAGTGATGTGGATCCGATAACCGCCTTTGCAGCATGTAAGGCCGCGTATTCGGGTATCCAAGGTGCCATCGGCATCTACCAAGATTTAAAGAAAACAGGCCATGATCTGTCTGGCATCACCCACGAAGTTGGGGGGATGCTTTCTTCGTTTTTCCAAGGCCAACAGCACCTAGAAGACGAGCACGAAAAACAAAAAGAGCAGGCCAAAAAAGACATGGCCGCTGGCAAGCCACGTAATGTCACGATGGAAGCCATCGATAACGTGATGCGCTTGCGAGAGATACGGCGCTATTACGCCGAACTAGAGCACATGGTGCGTTATGAGCTGGGTATGCCAGACCTGTGGCGCGAAATTGTGGATGAACGCCAGCGCCTAATTGATGAGCGCGAAGCGGCAAAACGAGCCAAAGAATTGGCCGAGCAGCAGGCTGAGGCCAAAAGACAGTACCGTCTGGCACGAATTCGTCAAAATATTTCCTTAGTATTGGCTATCATCTTAGGAGTTGTAACCATCGTAGGCACCGTATGCGCGATAGAACTGCTGATTCAGGAAGATATGACGCGACGATACGAAATCTACGGATAACGGCTATCGCGCTGACGGTCGCGCTTGTGATGCTGATTGCGTCAGGCGCATATTGGTGGACAATGGAAGAACGTAAATTGGGCTTGCGCAAAATCAAAGAATTGAAACAGGAGCTGGAAATATGCAAAAAAGCATCGCAATAACTTTGCTGATATTGTTATCAGGTTGCGAAGATCATTTTAGGTATCCATGCCAAGACCCAACCAACTGGGACAAAAAAGAATGCAAGCCGCCGATCTGTTCAGTCACTGCAACTTGCCCTGAGCAGCTAGTGAAAATTAATAAGGACAAACCATGAAAAATTGGACGCCTGAACAATGGGGCGATTTTTTTGAATCGCTCTCGCTGATGCTGTTGGAAGCGTCGTTGTCTATCGCTTTCGTAGGGGGCATCTTCGCTATACTTTATGGGCTGATTCATGTGTCGCAGCCAATGGAAGGCCAAAGTCTTAACGACAAAGCGATGTTTGCCATTCTGACGCCCTTGATGATCTTTTTGCCAACGATTATTGACAAGATAATTGCCAAGAAAACAGAATCTCGTGTAAAAGAAAAGGGCGACAATGTTTAACCCCTATATGATTCTTGGCGCGCTGGCGCTGTGCGTGGCTGCTTTCTTTGAAGGCATCCACTATCAGCGCTTGGAAGATGCAGCGCAAATTGTGCAATTGAATGAGCAAGCCCGACAGATCGAACAACAGCGCGTGCAAGAGGCCAATGATCACGCAACCAAATTGAGAGATGCAAATGCAAAAGCTGACCAACAAATTATTAAA